AGCGCCGCGTATCTGGCGGAAGGCGTCGCAGGCGATCGCGAACCGTCGCACTACACGCCTGAATCCTCGAGGCGCGCGCGTGGCATCGAGATCTGGGCCGCGCTGCTGAATCTCGGCCGGGATGGCATCGCGGATCTCATCGAGCGCACATGTCGCCATGCCCGGGCCTTCGCCCGGGGCCTCGAAGATCATGGGTTTGAAATCCTCAACGATGTCGTGCTGAATCAGGTGCTCGTCTCGTTCGGATCAGCCGAAGCCACGCGAGCCGTGATCGGCCATCTCCAGAGCGGGGATGTCTGCTGGTGTGGCGGGACTGTGTGGCAGGGGCGTACGGCCATGCGCATCAGCGTCTCAAATTGGGCGACCACCGAAACCGATGTGCAGCGTAGCATCGAGGCGATGGTTCGGGCTGTGGAGCAATCGCGCATGGATTCGACGGCGTAGACGCCAATCTCAAAATCAGCCGCGGAATGTCCGCTTTGGGTCAAAAGCAGACATCACCGCATGTCCGCGTCATGTCCGCTTTACCCCGAAAGCGGACACTGAAACCGGCCCCGTTATCAGCTTCGACGCAACAACTCCGGCACCTTGGCGATATTCGCCGAGATCCTTCGCGCCTCATCCTTCGTGAGCAGCTTGGCCGCCGAGCGCCGGCCGGGCTAGACATACGCGAGCGCCTGGCCGATGTGGTCGCGCACGACAAAGCACGCTTCTCATTCTTCGATCGACCAGGGCGGCGGAAAGCGGCGGGCGGGCAAGATCAACCGGCCCAGTTGCGGGACTACATTCCCGCGGGGCGGTCGTCGCGCTTCACTTCACGATCAATGATGACGAGGACGATGCCGGCAATCCCAATGCCAGCCAAACTCATGCCGATGGCTTCCCAGACCGCAGGCCATGTCAGCGGAATGCGGTCCTTCCAGGCTTCGCGGATCATCTCACCGCTTGGTGAATGAGTTGCTTCAGGCTGACCCGCTCGATTACGGTCGACCGCCGGATACCTACCTGTCATAGAGAGCAGATTCATCGGCGGACTCCTCGTTTTTCAAACGGGAGCCTGCCGTCTGTTGCGTCCCAAATCTGTGACTTGCGTCACCCTTTTTGCACAAAAGTATATGGACCTGAATCTTTTTTGACGCCTGCTTCCAACGTTGGTGCAATAGAGTGGCAGCCCATCGCCGCTATAGTTTGCGCAAGAGAAACAAGACAAAAGCTTTCGGGGATCATAAACAATAGAAGGACAACCATGGCTGCGAAAGTTATTAGTATTCAACAATTCGCCTCGCTTTCTGTTGTCGGTTTTTAACGACTACCAGGGCGAGATTGGTGATCTTGTTCTAGCAATCAACGTGGTTCGCGTTGCTCTAGAAGCTGAGGAGGACAATAGCGCTCCGAGTGGGACCGCGCGGATCGCGCTTGAGCATCTTGAGGAGATGGCAGGCGAGCTGAAGCAAAAATGGCAGGAGGATTACGCCAGCTTGAAGGAGGCGTCCTGAACCTTGGCGCGCGCACTCCCTACGTCTGCCGGCAGCTGAATATTCCGGTAACTTCGCGATATTCACCGCAATCCGCCGCGCCTCGTCTTTGGTGAGCAGCTTAGCCGCCGATCGCTGGCCGGGCTCATCTTCGAAATAAATGTAAGCGAGTGGCTGGCCGCTGTGGTCGCGCAGGCGCCGGGGTTTTTATTTGGCTGTCCGCAATAGCTCCGACAGCTTGGCGACATTCACCGCAATCCGCCGCGCCTCGTCCTTGCTGAGCAGCTTGGCCGCATTCAGGCCCGGCGAAAGATGGGCGAACCTGATAAACCTTTTTCAGCCCATTCGGCCAGCCGATCATAATCGTCTGCAATCCTCAGCATGATCGCTTTAGGCTCGGTTTCATTCATATCGTCCGCGAGAGCGCGGATTTCTGCGGCGCGCATACGCCACATGCGAGCATCGAGCCATGTTGCAGAAGTCATATGCGACCGTCACAGGGAAGGTAATTGGCTGGGCAGCGGCGTACCGGTCATTAACGAAGCTTCCAGAGCAAAGCCGGGCTGATGTTCGTCCGGCACCACTGACCGTAGGATTTCCGTTGGTGACCTTTTTCTTGGTTTCCGCGTGAAGATGCATCCGCAGACCACGAGTGCGATCATCGCGGCAACAAAAATTCCAGTTGTAGCTGTTGCATCGTGGTGGTCGCCTGACACCACTGTGGGGGCGAGCGAAGCCCCTCCAAAGGCTTGCGTATTGCAGTGTATCTGCAGCTGCCCTACTGCCCAGCGCTGCGGCTGAACTTCGCTCGGATATAAAGTTACTTCCGCCTGTGCCTTTTACCTGTGACCCGGGTCACAGTGCGCACGACAAATTCCTCGACAATAGAGCATGGCGGCGGGAAGCGGCGTGGCGACATTGCTGCCTCACAGCAAAAAATGAAGGACTAAGGCAGCTGCCCAGATCCCGATTAAGGGGGCGACTACGGCAATGATCGCTATCTCATGCGTCGCTACTCTGCCCAGGATGGTGGGAAGCGACGAGTGGGCATCTCCTTGCTCGGTCGCGGTGCGCTGTCGCTCAAGGGGGATGGAGCGTACTTGTTCTCCGGAGGCGGAGGAGGTTGCGGGTTCAAGTCCTTCCAGCGTCGCCATCAAAGAACCTTGCGTGCGGGCATAAGGCCCGCCGGCTAAGTAACAGCGATTCGGTATCTGAGCAGTTAAGCGAAATGCGCGACCGCGCCGCCGGGGCGCCGGCATGCATATCATTTCAGTGTTGACATGCTATCATCACTGATCATGTGACCATCTGCTCGGTAACGGAGGATAGTGATGGTCAAACAAGTCATAGACGGCAAGGCCTACAACACTGAGACCGCGCTGTGTCTCGTGACTGTGGACCTGATGGGCTACCGAACGGATGAGCGGGGCCGTTTTACTACCAACACCCCGAAGAAGATTGGGACATCGAGCCTGTACCAGACCCGTGGCGGTGCGTACTTCCTGGTACGCGATTACGACTCCAGCGCTGGTTTCTACGCCGAGTCTGACCTTGTCGGGCAGTTTCGCATCCACGATCGCGGTGTGATCCCGCTAAAGCGCAAGGAAGCTCTTGGATGGGCAGAAAGCAAGGCGTTGGACTCCGACAAGATCGAGGAGATGTTTGGCAAGGTCGCTGAGGCCGGCGATCAGGAAGCTGCCATCCTGTTGCGCCTGCCACAGACGCTCAAGCTTGCCATCGAGAAGTCCGCCGCCGTAGCCGGTGTATCGACCAACGCGTGGCTCATGCGGTGTGCCGAACGCGCAATCGCCTCCGAGCGTGAGAAGCGCCAGCAGAAGGCGTGAGCGCGAGGGCCTGCGGGGGCCCGTGGTGAGTCAAATTGGAAGGGATGGGTGCGGCAATGATGAAACCGAAGTTCAAGCCGAGAGGGGTGGTGCGGCCCGATTCAGTCTTTCATCTCTGCCGGGAGATTGACAGGGAGTGGTACGCCATCATCACCGCAAGGTCCGACGGCAAGGGTGCGGAGCCCATTATTGCGATTGCTGGGCCATTCGCCGACATCGAACAGGCCAAGGCCCATAACGGCCAGTGCATGGAATTGTCGCGCCGCAATCGGCAATTCTATTTGGTCGATATGGCGTCGGTGCCGGCAAAGGCACGGCAACATATTACCGACGATGTGCTGCGTGGCTGGCGCCAAGGCGACTTCGAGCGACTGCGGTCCTGGCGCGGTGGCGACGATCTAGCTCTTAATCTCGCACCAAAACACTAAGCGCTTAGGGCAGTGCCAGCTCTCCCTGGAGCTTCAGTTTTGTGGAGTCAGGCTACTTCGTGGTCCGTCTTTGCAGGCTGGACCTAAGGCCGCTGAAGCCATTCGCTCATCGGCTTGGCATTACTAGGGGGCGCCAATTTTTGAACCTTTATGGGTGCGGCATCTGAAAGTGCTGGCCGCGACGTTGGAGTGCGAAGGCCTCGAATGATCATTCGAGTTCCGGCCGCAGTCGCGGATAGCCTGGTGCGTAATATCGTTGCGGATTTCTTGGCTGCCCTGACATCTCGCGTTCAAACTCCTCGATCGGACTGTAGTCCGAGACTACGTTGCTGCCATTGTTCGCCCAGCTATCGAACTGCCTCGGAAAGACAGGACGCGCGAATGTCAGCGCCAGTGCATCGGCGATGTCAGGCGACGCCAAGCCTCGCTTTCGCATGTCTTCCTTGCGCTCGAGCTGCATTTCGCCGCGCAGATTTAACTTGAATTCCGGGCCGATCAACTGATCGCGCAGCTCGGGGCTGTTCGGCAGCGCTAGATACGGAAGCCGATCCTTCAGGTTGCCCCACATTTCGGCGCGCTTATTGGTACTTAACGTGGCTGATGTCACCAACCGACTTGCCGCCGAACGCCACCCCTTCGACCGGAAGATTGTGCCGCATCAGATGGTCGACCACGGCGCCACCAGCACCGGCGTCGTCAACAAAAATAATATCGACCTGATGCTCTAGACAGAAGTTGAGGATCAGTTCTTCGACTCTAACGGTATCGAGGCCGTGCACCTGAATTGGCTTTATTGAGCGTGCGTCCATCCCCCTGCGCGGAAAAATCACGCTGCTGTCTTCGCCAAACCGCGCTACGTCGACGCCAAGCACCAGCGCATCATTGGGCATCGCCTGAGCTTCTCTGCTCATCGCCCCCTCCACAAGATCCGTGGGGATGAACTGAGCCGAGCCCGCACTGGGGAATAATCCGCGGACACGGGTGCAGAAGAAATAGCCGTCCTCGCTATAGTCCGCCGCCCATTGCGCGATCTGCTTCTTATCTGAAATTCCGACATCTCTGGAATCGACGTGAAAGCGTTTCCAGCGGTGAGCAAATTTACCAAAACACTCGCGGAACGGTCCGGTATTATGCAGCGGGTTGCCGAAACAACACCAAATCACTTGCGTGTTGACATCGCTGGCCGCCGGCTCAACTGTTTCAAATATGATCGGATCGATGGCGCTGGCTTCATCGAAAATAATTAAAATCCGACGTCCCGCGTTGTGCAGGCCCGCGAAGGCCTCAGCTTTAAATGGGTTCCAGGGAAGTAGATCGAGGCGCCATGTGAATTCGTGCCCGGGATCCTTCCTAATCAGCGCCGTCGCCGTCAGATTAAAGAACTCTTTGCCGCGAAACAGCCTGTGCCATTTGGTGAGCTCAGCTCGATTTTTGGTATAAAGCTGCGCTTCATTTGAGGCCGTCAGCACGCCTCGCGTATCTCTGCAGGTCGCCAACGCCCATAAAATAATCCACGATGTTAGCGCAGTTTTTCCAACACCATGTCCCGACGCGCACGCGATCCTAACTTTTTCTTGCGGCAGTCCATCCCGAATCGCTTCTAATACTTCGCGCTGCCATTTCTCTGGCGCTGCCCCTTTCAGTTCGGGATCGCTGTCCCAAGGAAAAAAGTCAAGCACGAACTTCAGTGGATCCGCCGCATAGAGCGCCAGCTCTTTACCGAGCTCGATTTCTTCTTCGTGCGTCATGCCGCCTCGCAAGCAAACAATTCCGGGTTATAGCCGAGCTTTTGGCCGCGCGCGCGTCTTTCACAAAGAAGGCCTCGATTGACCACGGCGGCGGGGCGCGGCGGTAAGATTATGGGTTTTGCATTATGGGTAGGATGCTGATGATCGAAAATTTCTAAACAATTTCAGCTTGACTGGCGGAGAGGGTGTCCGCTAAACCGCGCTGA